CTTCCTCCTCGTCCGAAACCACCGAGGAAACCACCGCCGACCTACGCGCATTCTTCCATTTTTGAATCGCCTTGTTCCGGAACTCAAGAGGCACCAAATCCGAATCGAGTCTCTCCGGAAAGGCCGTCTTGAATTCGGGGTCCGCATAACACTGCGTTTGGACCCAATTCCATCCTTCCAAATCCAACAAATGCGGTCCCGGGTTCTTCCAGATTTCCGTATGCCCCAAGAAAGTACGTGCATCCGGCAACACCTTGTACTTGTCTGCCAAATACGCCATCATGATTTTCTGATTGTCTTGTCCGCGCTTGTATTGGTCCTTGAAATACTTTTTGGAGGATCCGGTCATTTTGCCGCCGCCTCCGCAAACATTGACGGCACCCGGACGGTCGACGCTCAAAGAACGAAAGTAGCAGACCGTGTCAAAGTGCTTATCGTAGGTCAAATGGATGTAATCGGTGGCGAATCTTCCAAACAAACGAAAGAACTCGTCTTCTTTGTCGGCCGGATCGAGAGACACCATTTCGGCGTAATTTTCCGGGTTGGAGAGAAAGAGGGCCAAGAGTTTTTGCATCGGGTCCTTGGCGAATCTCTCCTCCACATCGTAGGTTCGCTTACGGTCGAAATAGGGGGTTTTTAAGTCGGCAGACATGGCAGGGGGATAATTGTTGTTTGTCGATGAGAAACAACAATAAGGTGTTCAATTTTTGGATCTAGACCTAGACCCATTTTGAGACTTGGACATAGACCTAGATTTCTGGGACTTGGACATAGACCTTGACTTGGACCTAGATTTCTGGGACTTGGACATAGATTTCTGGGACTTGGACATAGACCTTGACTTGGACTTGCGCGTCCGGTAAAAACTGTCTCTCTTCTTCCGGTAATCTTCCCCCATGAAAGAAATGGTGGGGGTCTGGTCAATCGGTTCCGCTTTTTGCACAAAATGAAATTCGTCCATCTCTTGAATCACGGCGGCTTTACGGGAACGGTCTTTGCTTGTCGGCGAAGTGGGCAACGCCTTATAATACACGTATCCATCCAGAATCGGGTTCCCCAACAAGTCGTCTTGGCGCATGTTCGCCACGGCTTCTTTGCCACTAAACACGACCGCACCGCTGGGCCGAAGTTCTTGAAACGTGCCCTTGAACACCTGGATCCAATTCGGGTTTCTTCGACCGAGAGCTTCCACGTAATATGTTTGGCCCGCGATAAAATGGCGGGTGCCTTTTTTTATTTGGGACGACGTCATTCGAGGCCCTTTTTTCATTTGTTTGAATTCTTCGTAGGAAATCATACGCGATGCTATTATATATCCACAGACAAAATCTAGTATGCCAGACGTACATCTTTCCCCACGGGGAAACGCGGAACTCCTTGTTCCGACAATTCCTGGTAAATCACCGTCAGACGTTTCCCTATATAGGCGCTAGCCGATTCGTACCATTCGCGCCGGAGTTCCAAGGACCCGCGCGGTCGTACACTAAATTCGCGCCCCTCCGGTGTAACACATATCCATATCACGGTCCCCTTATCGCGTCCCTCGCCTTCTTTGCATCCCCGGATCTCGTACTCGTCTTCGAAAAACTCCTTGTATTTCTGCAAATCGTGGCTTCGGTATCCGACTTGGTACAATCCGTTCTGGTTCCTAAGCATGATCCCTTCGTATCCTCGATCGACATACCGAGAGAATTGGTGTTTCACTTCTTCCACCGTGGCCGCAGGAAGAGTCTCCACCAAGAAAATGCCGGGATGCACTTGGGCGCCCAATACGGAGTCGTGCAAATGGCGGAATCTCTCGAGAAAGGGCTTATCGGCGACGACTTGATCATAGACATGGTACTCAATCTTTTCCACCCGCGCCTTGTCTGCATCGACGAATTTCTTCTTTTTGATGAGCCCCGCGAGCTCTTCGAAAGGCATCTGGTCCGTATACAGTTCGCCGTCAAGAACGAGAGTACCGAATCTCTCAAACATGGGCGCGAGAGAACGCACCAAATGGCTCAATCCGAGAAACATAGACCCCGTTCGTGACTGGAATTGGATGGTCCCCGCCTTGTCCAAATAAACGACGCACCGAAGTCCATCTAGTTTCGGCTGGGTAAAACAGGGGAACGAGATGCCGTTTTTTTTGTAAGAGTTCGTTTTCGGCTCGTATTTATGCGCGAGCATGGGATAAATGGGTTTGGATTGGGCGTCTTGGACTTGGACGTGGCCTTCTTCTTGGTATCCCTCCTTCTCGATCTTGTCTTGGCGTTTTCTCGCCGTCTCTTGGAGGCATTGCTGGAGAGGCGTGGTCTCGTTTTTCCGGCCAATGTTTTTGCCTTCTTGGTAATCACGCCGGGTTTGTTGCAATAGACCATCTTTCTGTCCATGTTCAATCAAAGCAAACGCCGATTGGGCATCTCCAAACACACTGGCTTTCCATATTTTGGTTTTGCCCTTTTTATCCAGAGCGTAGATGGGGGCGAATTCTTGCACAAGACTCATTTGTATAAAGGCGAACCCTTGTATTTATGTCGATTTTTTCCTTGGATAACAATCTAAATGTGGGCGTCTAGGGAATACCAGGAAACATGTTTTGGCGGTATCTCCTCTTGTATGGATTGTATTGCTTCTTTGTGGGGTGGTCCAAGCCGGAGTTCCCGGAAATCGAAATGTCTAAGAAATCATTGTAAGATCCTCCGTGGTTATCTCTCACTTGCTTGTTTCGAAAGACCCAATTGAGAGATAGAAACCCGAATAGTAAGTGTCTTACGCGCCAAAGGCGCGTCCTTACAAGAAATCATTGTAAGATCCTCCGTGGTTATCTCTCACTTGCTTGTTTCGAAAGACCCAACCCGATACCAAACACGTAACTACACCACATGGATCCAATCTAGATCAGAGGAATCTTGTCGATCAATGGTCTGATAACTAGGAGCTTGCGCCTTGGTTGCCGTATAACTAGGAGCTTGCGCCTTGGTTGCCGTATAACTAGGAGGTAACGCCTTGGTTGCCGTATAACTAGGAGCTTGCGCCTTGGTTGCCTTGGTGCATGCATTCCATATATTCGCCCAGCCTTGGCGCAACTTTGCTACGGGGACAATGTTCTCACACGCCGAAGTGGGTGTATCATCGTACAAAGAACCGCGATAAACAACAATACATACTCGCACAATCATTTCGAACGTCCACAACATCCAATAGGGCAAAGAGACTCGTGTGGGGTATACCATAATTGTCTATATAACATAAATGTGTCTCTAAGTTATATAAAATGAATATCAATGATTTTTCCGCCGGCATTCGCGGCTCTCACCAAGGCTTAATCGTAGGTCAAGATGAGCGTGTAGATGAATTGAATGAACGGCTCCAGGGACGCCATTTCCCCGACCGAGCCCTCCAACCGAATTTCGCCCCCCGATCGACCTCCACCAAATACGCCCGTTTCCCCATTATCGAGAGACGGTCTGTTCCCGTCATTCCCATCCAATCTGGGACACCTTTTGATATCAAGACCAACTTTAACCCTGCCACCAATCGAGGTCCCGTAGGCGCCTATTTAGCCAATATCGACACGGAGACGGTCTTGCGCGGGCATTACACTGCTCTTCAACATGGCAACGATCAAGGTGTCTATGTTCCAAGTTCGACCAGCAACATGTATACGGGCATGCAAGCGGTCGGCAGACAAGAGAACCAGACCCATCCAGGCCTCTTCTCTCGCCACGAGTTTTCGACCACCGTTTCCCCCGTAGTTTCGCAGATTGGACAAGACCTCTTTTCCAACAATACGCGAGTCCAATTACGCGGGATATAAGTTTTTCTGCAATCATCTCTTTAGGGGGCTTTTCTATAGAGAGAATGGATTCTGGAAAGCCGCCTCTTTTCTTGAAAACCGATGATAATACGTGTGTCAATGAGAATGCGATTTACTGGATGCGCAAACTGGACAAGTGCATTTATGTGTGTACGCGCAGCGTGGGGTGTGGCTACCACCCCATTCAAGGGCATACACATAAAATATGCGAAGACGTTTCGCCGGAATCCTTCCGGCATCTCTTGACGCAATTCCAATCACCGACAAACGACCCACCCACAAGGAACGGATAAAAAATCTGTCCATTGTATAAAACCGTAGCAAAAATGGTGTCTTTGAAACAAGGAATGAATGGATGGCTGATTACGTTACTCGTATTGTCGTTGATTTTGGTCGTGTTCATGTATATCGGCCCGCATAGTGGGAAAGAGGCATTTAGCCAAGGCGCTCCCTATGTCATTCAACGAGGAACCAATGCCTACGACGAGTTCTATGCCGGGATCTATGACATCTTGTATAAATCGAACGAGAGATCGGCATATGAAGCGCAGCAAATTGTTCTCGCCACGCAACCGGATAAGGAGTTCAGTCGCTTCCTCGATATTGGGTGCGGGACGGGGTGTTTGACGGCGACAATCCAGCAACTCGGCTACCAAGTGATTGGAGTCGATAAATCGCCGGCGATGATTCAAGCGGGGACAGAGAAACGCCCGGAATGCACGTTGAAACAAGGAGACACGCAGGATTCCATGACGTTTGACCGGGCTGCATTTACCCATATTTTGTGTCTGAATGGCACCATCTATGAACTCAAGGACAAGATTGCGTTTTTCCGAAACTGCAGCCATTGGTTGGAACCTGGGGGGTATTTGGTGTTGCATTTGATGGACCCGAATAAATTTGATCCGATTGTTCCTGTTGGAAAGACCTATGGTGACCCTGTGGGAAAGACCTATGGTGACCCGGTGGGAAAGACCTATGGTGACCCGGTGGGAAAGACACGCCAATACGATTCCCCCCAAGAATTTAGTAAATCACGCATCACGAACTCGGTGGTCGATTTCATTGATTTCAAATACAAATCCGTCTATGATTTCGAGCAAGTGGACACGACCGGCCAAGTCGTTCAAATCGAGACCTTTACGGATGCAATGACCAATAAGGTGCGTCAGAACGAACACACACTTTACATGGAGAAAGAACGCGATATTTTGGCCATGACCCAGTTTTGCGGGTTCGTGGCAGTCGGGTCGTTTACGATGGAGAGATACAACAAAGACGCATTCCAGACGGTGTATATTTTGCAAAAGTTATAACGGCACAGCAAAAGTTATAACGGCACAGCAAAAGACCAACCATTATGTGGCTTTACATTATATGGAGAACCTGGCGACGTGGAAAATCCATCCGGACCAGTATGGCGAATGGAAGTGTTTGCACAAAGAGTATCCCCGTGACCAATCCTACGGATGTGAATTCAACACCCTTGTTTATTTGAATTCTCTCCCTCGCGATATTGGCGAGTACTTGACCCGACAAACCAACGAATTGCCAGTAAAAGAGGCGGCGACACAAGAACGCGTGGTGGAATTGTTGCGCGATTATTACCCCAACCATTACGAAGACACCATTCCGCGATGGTCCTTTGTCGACCGACCCTTCGGCAGCAAGACGTGGGAAGAAGTGTTGAAGAATATGAAGAATGACGAGGCGACGTTTCTCTGGTTGATACGCAAAGAGCCCAACCCCAACCATGCAGTGGTGTTATATAGAAAAGACGACCAATTGTCCATTGTGGATGCGCAGCAAGAGAAGGTTCGTAAATTCTGGGGATTCGAGCAATGGTTTAAGCGAATGGGAGTGACGGAAATGCGTTTTTTGGTGGCTGCCGAATCCAAGAAACGCGCCTTCCCTCGATACGGTCCATTTCGGAAACGGGTGTCGCCGCCGAGGAAAAGACAGAGGATTGGGACCAAGTCTAGGTCCAAGGAACCATTGAATATAACCGAGTCTAAGACCGAGTCTAAGACCAAGACTAGATCCAAGTCTAGGTCCAAGTCTAAGACCGAGTCTAGGTCGAAATCCAAGGAACCATTGAATCAGACCGAGTCTAAGACAGAGGAACCATTGAATATAACCAAGTCGAAAACCAAGACCCGTGCCACAAGAAAACGCAAACAAATCTAAAGACGTCATTTCATGATATATTATCGATATCATGAAGTATTTAGTCATATGTATGTTGGTCGGGTGGGCCATGTCGGATAAGAGATGTATCTCTCGTTTTCCCTTCGGCTCCCAAAGGTGTAAGAATTTTCGGATACAATGGGAAAGACGGTTTTTGAATTGGGCGCCGAATCGCACGGATCCATATACCGCCGACCAGTTGTGTTTTTTGTTTATTTAAAGGGAACCCATGGTTCCCTTTTGAACCCTCCTTCCACGGTATTCCTGGATGTTTTACCTTGAAGCTTTCCTGGACGGTTTCCATATGGGTTTGCAGTCGAACCCTCCTTCCACGGTATTCCTGGATGTTTTACCTGGAAGCTTTCCTGGACGGTTTCCATATGGGTTTGCAGTCGAACCCTCCTTCCACGGTATTCCTGTATGTTTTACCTTGAAGCTTTCCTGGGCGGTTTCCATATGGGTTTGCAGTCGAACCCTCCTTCCACGGTATTCCTGGATGTTTTACCTTGAAGCTTTCCTGGACGGTTTCCATATGGGTTTGCAGTCGAACCCTCCTTCCACGGTATTCCTGTATGTTTTACCTTGAAGCTTTCCTGGACGGTTTCCATATGGGTTTGCAGTCGAACCCTCCTTCCACGGTATTCCTGGATGTTTTACCTGGAAGTTTTCCTGGGCGGTTTCCATATGGGTTTGCAGTCGAACCCACCTTCCACGGTATTCCTGGATGTTTTACCTGGAAGCTTTCCTGGGCGGTTTCCAGATGGGGTTGATTTCGACCCCTCTTTTCGTCTCTTATCCAAACACACATTCTCTCGCTTTATCAGACATGAATGAACCGAATCGCGCATTTTTTACAACTTCCCTCTTTGAACCCCGACTACGTTTCCTACCTATATGTTCCGCCCCTTCTCTCCCTTGAATCGATTTTCGTATCAATCGCGGAATCGATCCATCCCCTCTTTTTAATCACCGCAATCGTGATACTCCTTCTCGCATGGTTCGTCTGGATAAAACTCCGGTACCCCTTCTGGAGCTGCCAGCCGGTGAGACACACCTATTCTTGGCTGCCGAAAAGGGGACTGATGCATCCAGTCTTGCCGAAAACCAAGTTCTACGAACCGCAAAGAGTGAAAACGGCGACGGAAATCTCGGAACCGACCCGGCAAGACATCTGCCGACTTTTGCAAAGCCACTGGATCCCGAGCGACCGCGCATTTTGCGATATCCAGCCGGCCGATTTAGCCGATTTCGCCGTGGCATCCATGTTCCAAGACGAAAAGGGGTGTGTCATTAGCCGAACGGCGTGCCTATTTCTCCAAGACGCATCGATGATCCCCGTCTTGGCGCAAGACTATTTTGCGGTGGTGCGCGATGAACCGGTGGATACCACGCGCCGGCTCTTTGATTCTCACGAATACAATGCGCGACAGTTGAAACCCGAATACAAGGTGTCGGTGTTCAAGAAAGAGGTGGAGTTGTTGGAAGGCGTGGTGCCGTGGATCGAATACACGTGCTCGACGTTTCCGATCGAGAACAAGAAATTGCGGCGGCTTCCTCCCGATTTCACGGTGGTGCGTGTCCAGAAACAAAACACGGATTTGCTCCATGATTTTCTGCGATCGGGCGTCCAGGCGTTGGATGGGGCGGTCGTCCTGGATATCGGGACCCTTTTGGCGATGCTGAAAGCGAACCAGATGTACATGTATGGACTGAAGAGGGGGGACCAGGTCTTTGCGCTGTATTGGTTCAAGAACGCGCATGTGCGGCACGAAGATATCGACGGGAACGCGTTGCATTTTATCGGGAGTTTCCGGAATACGGAGAACGAGGATTTGTTTTCTCTCGGGTTTAGCCATTCTTTGAGGGAATTGTTGAGAGAATACCGGGAATACCGGATATTGATGATGGATTCGATCGGGTCAAATGGGAATTTAGTGGATTTGTGGTCAAGAACACATCGGTCGATAGGGGAAACGAGGTGTGCGTATTATTTGTATAACTGGGGGATTCATCAGATGATGGATAAGAATAAATGTTTGGTGATTGTATAGACTATGTCTAACTAACAACTTCATTATATATAATAACAGATATATATAATATATAATGCTTGATAAATCTTTATTTATATGTTATTCAACGCCTAATTATTCCAAATTAACAAATATATGTTTGCATTCATTATATGATATAAATGTTAATAATATTAACCATATGACAGATGATATTAGTATATTGGTTGAAAATACAGGATTTCAAACAGATTTGTGGTATTATTGTGTTAGAAATAAAATAAATCATCTCATTAATGTTCTAAAAAATTATGATGGTTTAAATAATATAAAATATTTTATTTTTACCGATTGTGATATTATTTATATAAAAAAGAATATAAATGAGTGGTATAATTTAGAAAACTATATTCAAAATGAAAATAAAGATATACATTTCATGAGAGAACATTCGTCTGATGATGTAAATAGTGGGTTTTTTATTATAAAAAATAATGATAATATTATAAATATAATAAATTTTTTCATTGAAGTATTACAAACAATTGATACAACCGAAAAAGTAAAAATGCCCTTTGGCGACCAAAGTATTATAAATAACTTGAAAAATATAATTAATTATGGTTTTATTCCTAACGATTATGTAGTTTTTGGAAGTAATATATTTAATATAAATAAAAGTTTATTTCATCACGCAGTATGCTGTAGAGATGTAGATGATAAAATTAAACAAATAAATCAAATAAAAATGGCGTTTTAAATTAGAAAAGGTGTAAAGAAATTAAAGAAACCGAAAATGACAAATATAAAGAATTCGATTCCGAATTAATCAATATTCGCAATGTTCGAGTGCCGGGGGAAAAAAATCCAGGAAATCTCAAAAAAAAACGGCTTCGCAAGCGTGTTACCAGAAGGCACAAATCCAACAAGAAACACGGTTCCCGTCGCCGCCGTTAAAGAAACATGCGTTTTCCAGATAAAACGCATGTTTTCACCTTACCCAAGTAGCCGTCCGAATCGGTCGTCAGATTCGGTAATTCGCCACAAACAATTCGCTGCGTTTCCTTTTCCCCGAAGTGTGTCCCCATTTCGTATACACCTTCACTTTCTTCTGGTAATAGGATGAAAACAACGCACGAATCCTCGACGAATCGTCCATCGTGAGAAGCCATTTGCCCTTTATTGCGGAAACCACTTTCGCCAATCTCTCGAAATCGAAATCGGCGTCTTGCGCGTAGCCATACGTCGCCACCGTGTTCTCATACGGCGGGTCCAAGAAGAAGAACGTCGTCGGCGAGTCATGCGCAAGAATGCATTGCTCATAGTCCACCTGGGTGATTTGCGCGTGCCGGAGTTGGGTCTGGTATTCCTCGAGCAAATCGAGCATTTTGAAAGGGTCGGCTTTCCGGTAAATATTTTTGGCGCTCGACACGGGTTTCCCCGAGAATCCATTGCACGCCACGATTTTCTCGTAGAAAAGGCGGTCGGCGACGGACCGCGTATGGTCCAAATAGAACGCGCGAATCTTCGACACGGTATTCAGGTCGTTCCGGTACCGCGCAGGATCGAGAGGCGCTTTTTGCAAGAGCCGGAATCTCTCGACGGTCCGTTCGTCTAAATCGTTCAAGACGGATTTTTTGGCGGCCATCTTGTTGAAGAAAATGGCGCCGCTTCCCAAAAAGGGCTCGACGTACGTTTCGTGCGCAGGAATCAAGGCGAGAATCTGGGGCGCAATGGGGAATTTGTTGCCTTGGCGACAAAAAGGGGGTTTGATGGAACGGGTGGTTCGATCCGGTGCAGACCGGACTTTTTTGGTGGGCATATTCTACTATAGAGGCGAGGTTTTGTTCGTCGCAGAGCTCCTCAAAAACCTACGCGGTACCAGATAACTATCCCGCATCGGAGATGCGGGATATAATGTAAGTGTTGCGAGGTTTTGTTCGTCGCAGAGCTCCTTAAAAACCTACGCTGTACCAGATAACTATCCCGCATCGGAGATGCGGGATATAATGTAAGTGTTGCGAGGTTTTGTTCGTCGCAGAGCTCCTCAAAAACCTACGCGGTACCAGATAACTATCCCGCATCGGAGATGCGGGATATAATTTATTTCTATAAATATTATTTCTTCAATAATATTTGTATTGCCCGATTATCTCACATATTTCCCCGTGCGAGAGAATCCGTCGACCAAATAAATCATGAAAACGCCTAAAAGGGTGTATAGTACAAACTCCTCCGTCACGTGGTTCGTCTTTTCCATTTGCATCTCTTCCAGAAGATGCACCATGTAATTCAGTTTGTCGCTAGAATTCGAACCGGCAATGCCCATTTTCGCATAATACGGTCCCCCCGTCTCTGGCTTGATATTGGTGATTGTATCTGGATACACTTGGGAATAATTGCTATACGTATTCGGCTCCATGGGTTTATAATAGGCGGGTTTCTGGGCAGGAGAAGGACCCGACGACAAAGACGGCATCAACGGGTTTCTCGGTAAGCCAATGGGTTCGTCCTGCAGCCTAGCCGTCATTTCCGGTTTCGGCGGAGGGTTGAAATTGGCCAATTGGTTGCCCCGGTCAGAATCGCTAAATCCCGTAATTTTATTCAAGAGACTGTTCACCTTTACTCCCATCTCTTGACTTTGCACTTCCGTGTCTTCGATCGACGGAGGCAAGATCATCTTTCTCTCCGGACCTCCTAAAATACGAGGATTCTCTTGCGTGCTATAGATTTCATTGTCCTCACCGGCGGTGGGTCGCATTTTTACGGTCTTTCGTACATTCATCGTCGGCACCCGTTTTTTCGGCGGGGGCGTCGGATCGTTTTGCCAAGGGGAAGCAGATGCAAGCAATGACATGAAAATAAAATGAGTTGAACCTGACACTTAGAAAATCGGCAGATATTTTTCTCCCCAATATATAACTTTGCGAACCATGGACAACGGGCTAATACCAATCTTGATCGTCTTTTCTCTCATATGTTACCCGCTCGAAATGGCTTATTTATCCGAAACCAGTTTAGGCAAACTCTTTTGCGTCTCATTGATTTTGTATTACGGCAACCAAGACGTCATTTACGGTCTCTTTGTTTGCGTACTGGTTCTAGTCTATTATCAAGTGGGATTCTTGGACCACATTCTCTCGGTGGAGAGAAACCATTTGATTCAAGAATCCATGGCCCTAATGAATGAGGCCTATTTTGCTCCTTCTTCTCCTCCTTCGACTTTGGAATGGGGATCGTATACCACACGGGATCCGCTCCTACGTAAATACGAAGTGTATGGCGGGTCGCCGACCACGATGGAAACCTCCCTTCTAAATCGAGAGACGAATGCGGAACTCAAGGCCGCTTTCCGGAAACAGAATTGCCAAGGAGGCAAACTACCCGTTCGCAACGATCTAGCCGAACATGTGGTGTTTCCCCTTTCTTCGAAAGAAAGAGACATATCTACCATTCGATTCAATCACGAATTCGCTACCTGCAATCCATGTGATCCTAGATGCGATTTTTCCATCACGAGAGAGAGATTGGCGGTAGAGGAAGCCATGCAAAAAGGGAAACCGAAAGATGGGCCAATCGCAGAAGACACTTGGTTCTCCGCCTTCCTTCCATTTGATCCATTCACGCGTTTTTTTCACTAGAAGAAGAGAATATCAACCAATAATGTATAAAAATGGTCAGAAAGAAAGACGATGCTTGGAAAACATTTCAAGAGATGGTCAACTATATAAACACTCATATTGTCAACTTGAACCAGAGTAAGGTCTTTGCCGGCATTGTCATTATTGTGCTGAATATTTCGTCGAAATTTGTCAACATTCAGTTGAGCAAATCGATGGAGGCCTATTTAAAATATACCTTTAGCCGGAATATCTTGATCTTTGCCATGGCATGGATGGGTACACGTGACATCTATACGGCGTTGTTCATCACCGGTCTCTTTTGGTTATTCACGACCTATTTCTTGAATGAAGAGAGTCCCTTTTGTTGTTTGCCCGAGAGTTTCACAACCCATCACGAAAACATGCAAATACCGAATACACCGACGCAAGACCAAATCAACCAAGCGATTGTGGTTCTCTCGCAAGTGAAAACGAAAGATGGAAACACGTCTGCGGCTGGATCCAATCCTTCTACGAGCATCTCCGCCTCGTCCTGGCCCCCTTCTTCCATGTAAAATTCTGGGCAATAGATATATGATTGCAATCAAGCCGGCAACTCGTCGCCAACCCATCAAGGACGTCCTTCGCGAAAAAAAGACGGATCCCATTCCCATATCGCAGCAACCCGGTCTCGGTATGGCCACCATGATTATGGATCCCACGGAATCGTCCCCCAACAAATTCATGCATAGCTTAGTTGTCCGGTTTGACACCTATTATCGTTAGACGTTTCCCTTAAAAATTGCATCATATGAAGAACAAAGTAATTTAGCAAGACATCCATCGGCGTGTTCTCGTTGGAGTGAGAGACCTGTTCCACGAAATCAAAAAGCCCGCCCCGAATGCGGTTCGAATGTCGTCTCAACACATAGTTCAAGAACTGATGTATAATGTGTTTCTTGTGTACATTATATTTCGCACTCAATTCTCCAATGTATTGGCAAATCGTCTTGGTCGAGAAGGACCGGTCCGATAGTTTCTGATACATGGATGCCCAATCGTCTTCCGTCATCATGGGATGCTCCGTATCTAGCCGCGTGTTCACCGCGCATACCGACTGCAAAAAGTTGATCATGCTACGAATATCCGACTGGTACATCTCTCGTATGGTATGGATCCATGCATCGGTAAAGGGCACGCCCTCTTTCTCCAAAATGGTGCGAATGAATTGCGAAATTTCCTCTTTCGGTAACTGGTTGAACCGCACCCGGATGAATTCTTCCTGCAAAGAATCGTCTATTTTACTAATGTAATTACAAATAAGGCAAAACCGGACATTGGGGTTGCATGTTTGCAAGAGCGTTTTGAGAGCTTGTTGCGCCGTCTTGGTCATGTAATCGACCTCATCCAATATAATGAATTTCGGCCCCACTTCAAAAATGTGTTTGGATCGCACAAATTGGTGGATTTGGGTACGTATGATATCAATGCCCCGCTCATCCGATGCATTCAAGTGAATAATCGACTCCTTGTTTTTCCGATAATGGAGGGTCTGGAATTCATTGATTAAATTGATAATGGTGGTCGTTTTCCCCGTACCTGGCGGCCCGTAAAAGAGCAAATTGGGGAAATGTGTTTTTTTCAGAATATTTTGGAAAAAAATCCGGTTCAGGGGGTCTAGCACAATCCGGTCAAACTGGGTAGGCCGGTATTTTTCAATCCATGGCATCGTAGAATCGGCTTCTCTCGTCTCCATATCCAATACTTGATGTATACGTGTTTCTTCTATACTTTTTGTAGGTGTATTGTATAAAGATGAAATTGATTTATACCTTGTTGGAAAAATATATATATGAAAAATCGGCATTTTTCACAGCCATTGTCTGCATCAGTCTCCTTGTCAATTATTTACAGACCAAGGTGATCTCTCAATTGACAGCGTCTGTTTTTGATGCCGTGGAAAAAAACAACATGTCTTCCGTATTAGAAACGTTGAAATATTTCGCAGGTACGACGATCCTCTATTTGTCGCTCATGATGTCGAACGATTTTTTGGAAATCCAAGCGATTGCACCGATCACTTCTTGGTTTCGACGCGAGTTCTTGCAACACATTCTCACCGTGAACAATGAAGAATTCATCAGTAACGACGCCCTCAAATATCATAGCCCCATCAATCGGATCTCGTACGGTCTCTATATGGCATTAACGCATGCATTCACCGGAATTTTACCGAACGTCACGTTTGTCGTGGTGATTACCGCCTATTTCTTATACACGAATACTACGTTAGGGTGCATCTTTTTATTCATGAATGTCATGTCCTTTTTGTATTTTTATTTTGTCAAGGAATCTCTCATTGCCCACAAACGAGAATTCGAAGACATTGCGAATTTCAACGAATCCTACGTGCTCGACCTCTTTAATAATTTTGACAAGATCATTTTACGCGGACAAATCCACGAAGAAATAAAGACCTACAATGATTATTCCGACCAATCCATCCAGGCACAAACAAGGGCATTGTCGGAAATACACAAACACACGGGTGTTTTGAATGCATTTGTCTACGCATTGATCATCTTTACCATGTATTATCTGATTACGTTGAAACAGAAGAAGCAAATCGACACCAAAATGTTTATCGCGATCTTCACCATCATGATTATGTATCGCGACCGATTCACCTACTTGCTGCAGTTAATCCCCGGATTTCTCGAAATACATGGTCGCATGGAATATGCCAACGACAAACTAAAAGATCTAAACAAAATGCCTTCTTATACGTCGTCCTCGTATTCCCCCGTCCATCTCTCGTTTGACGAAATTGTGTTCGACGGGGTCTATTACAAATACCCGAAAACCGAAAAACTCCTCTTTGACAACTTGAAAATAAAAATCCGTCCGAATAACAACATTGTCGGGATCACCGGTCTCTCTGGTCGCGGGAAATCCACCTTGATGAAGCTCTTGTTGCGCATACATCCTTGCAGCCAGGGGTACATTCACGTGGACGGGCAAGACATTACGACCATCGACCCCACCTATTTGCGCAAACAGATTACGTATGTGAACCAGTCGGCCAAATTGTTCAACAAGAAAATCGTGGAGAATTTGATGTATGGTTGCAACGACGAGACAGAATGTGCCATGCAACTAAAACGGATCTTGGAGTACCCGAAAATCAAAAAGCTGTACGCAAAAGTCGATCTCATCAACGGCGAATCCGGATCTCTCGGCGAAGGATTGTCGGGCGGTCAGCGCCAGATCATCAACATTATCAGTGGACTCATTAATCCCAGCCCCATTTTGGTGTTGGACGAGCCGACGAATGCGCTCGACATGGATTTGAAAAACGAGCTCTTGTCCATTATCGATTCCATGCGGGCTTATAAGAAATGCATCGTGATTATCACGCACGACCGGGATGTGTTCCCCATTTTGGACGAGAGGATCTCCCTCTAGAAATAATACAAACGCACTTAAAAAAATCGCACAATACAATCTATGATCATGTCCGAATCAGCGGTGGTACAGGAAAAGAAACGCCCCAGCAGAAAGAAGGCGTCGGAAGAAGGGGGTAGGAAATCGAGAGGGGGGAAAATAGTGACGATGCAAAAGATGCAGATGCCTGCGCAAAACGCCAACCCCAACGTCATTTTGCATTTGAAATGTTCTCTCAACGATCTCAACGAATACAACAATCGATTTAGTAAATTATTGACGAATCCTCTGGAATACAATCCGGAGATTCCTCCCGAGGTATCTACCTATGAAACGTCGAAACACGTTTTTGCCAGTTTCGAAGACCAAGTGAGCCAAAACACGGGGGCAGAACCGGCGGTCAAGTGCGAAGTCTGTTCCCGCGCTGCTCAGCCACAAATGGAAGACGACGCCGAAGAGGAGGACGATCTCACGGAAAAGGGGGCGAAGGAATTGAACCAGAAATTAAAACAGTTGAAAATCCAACTTTATAAGAATGCGATCCAATCCGAGAAGAAATCCGCCTGTTTTTGGTGTACCTATGATTTCGACAATACGCCTTGTTACATCCCCAAATACGAAATGGACAAGACCATTTACGGATATGGGTCATTTTGTCGACCGGAATGTGCGGTGGCTTATTTGATGAAGGAGAATCTGGATGATTCCACGAAATTCGAGAGATACCATCTCTTGAACCAGATTTATAGTAAGGTGTATCATTGCAAAAAGAACATCAAACCTGCGCCGAATCCGTATTATTTGTTGGACAAATTTTACGGGACACTTACGATCCAGGAATACCGCAAGTTTTTAAAGACGGAACACTTGTTGTTGGTGGTGGACAAACCCTTGACACGTATTTTGCCCGAATTGCACGAAGATACGGACGACTTGTTGCTCGGTATCTATGGTATGAACAAGACGAATTCGAACAATACGGGGGTGTATAAAGTAAAGAGACAGAGCGAGAAACCGGCTGGTCCGAGTAAGACGAGTATTATTAGGTCGAAATTTGGTCTGGAATCGGGGACGGCCAAGTAATAGACGCATCCGTATCAAATTATCCGGGTGATAATTTGATAATCTATGATCCTATCCAATTATCCAGGTGATAATTTGATAATCTATGATCCTATCCAATTATCCAGGTGATAATTTGATAATCTATGATCCTATCCAATTCGCCACAAGACAATTTGATAATCTATTTAAAAAGATGAGTCGACAAATGTGTAACTATCACAACCATGAATGCATACGAAGCGAATTACGAGTTTATGAAACAGAGCCCAGTCTATCTGGAGCTGAAGCAAAAATACAAGGCGTTGAAAAAGCGAAACGAGCAATTGGTGGAAATGTTGTTGGATATGCGTGCCTTGTGCGAAAATGTGAACCGTGTGAAATGTGTCGAGATTAAGCAAGAGAAGGGAATCATTGATTTAACGGATGAAGAGGATGTAGAATCCGTTCAGGAAAAGGTGGTCGAGGCAGAAGAAGAAGAAGTGGTCGAGGTAGAAGAAGAGGAGGAATCCGAGGAAGTGGTTGAAGATGAATCCGAGGAAGTGGTTGAAGAAGAATCGGAAGAAGTTGTCGAGGTAGAAGAGGAATCTGCTGAAGTTGTCGAGGTAGAAGAAGAGGAGGAATCCGAGGAAGTGGTTGAGGTTGAAGTAGTCGAGGTAGAAGAAGAATCGGAAGAAGTGGTTGAAGAAGAGGAAGCCGAAGAGGAAGAAGAAGGCGTGTACGAAATCGAGATTGACGGTACAAGGTATTATACGACCAACGAGCAAAACGGTATCGTGTACGAAGCGGCCGAGGACGACGAAGTCGGCGACCCAATAGGTAAGTTTGTGAATGGTAAGTTCGTGTTCGACAAATAAACACTCCCCCCTATTCTTGTTTGTTCTAGTAAAAAACAAGAATTACGTCTATCTATCTGCGCGACCGCGTCCGTTTGCCAGAACGCTTATACCATTTCCGCGTCCCCCCTTTTGCCCGCAAGGTTTCTTTGGGGGCATCTACACTTTCACTGATTCCATCGGCCAACTGGTAGTCGCGAAACGGGTTCTCCACGGAGGTAGATGGTATATCCAGTAAATAACGTAGCCGGTTTGTGAGACTATCATTGGTCGTTTTGCATCGCGCCTTTTGATCGTTTTCAAACTTGTCTTTGTTGAGCACGTTCAAACGGACATAAATTTCCACTCGTTCCATATCGTCGGGGGAAGGGGAATCCGACGTCGATACCGAATCCACTCCCGTATACAAATACGGCGCATCCGTCTTGTTACGTACATTCGGAGGGTACCTGGAAAAATACTTGTTATAAATAAGTTCAAACATGTGTTCTTCCCGTTTCTGGGTTTCTGCGTCGGTTTCTTCTTGGAATTGCCCGAAGCGTGTCCGGTAAATCAATCGATACAAGTAGGGATTCGAGGTGATTCGTTTGGGGCGATACACGTCGGAAAGACTTTGCCCCAGTTTCGTACTCATTGTGAATACGGAGTCATACAAGTATTTGATACGCGAGAGAACCAACCGATCCGCTTCGGTCTCTTCGGATCCGTCAAAATAGACCTTGTTTTTGGCTTGGCGAATCACCACGTTGTTTTCGAGAAAATCAAGTGCCAACTTGGCTGCCGTGAAATCCACCGCATAGTTCAAATATCCGGATTTGAATTCCGTGTCAAACTCTCCCAAGGAGAGAGGCGCCGAACGATTCTTTTCGTTGTACTCATACATGAGAGATTGAATGGTGAGTATTTCTTTGGCCGCCTGCTCTATTTCCGTCGTCTCGTTGATACGGTCGAGCTTGCCAATGATATTTTGAATGACATTGTTCCTCGCTGCATACCGGCTGTCTTGGTCTGAAATGTTGGTACTCAAAAACGAAATCATGGCTCCAAGGTATTGTTTTTTCTGGAGGATTTTGGCCTCTTTTGGACCGGCCGGGGCACCGATCGATTTTAACCCTTCCAGTAATTTGGTTTCGGGCAAATTGAGCAAATTCCATTCCAAGTTATCGGCGTCCAATTTTATTCTGGACGAAATGCCAAAAACTTTGGCTATTTGCTTATAATCGTTCGCAGCAGATATCTTTGCCAAAATCTCTTTCTTTTCCTTGGAAGTACTTTTGCTTTTGTCCAATTGTTTCTTTAAACGGGCGAGAAACGACCTTTTGTCCTTTTCTACTTTGTAGATGAGAGGTTTCCCATTGCTAATCTGTTTGTAATAATTGCTCAGGAATACTTTGTATACCGGGTGATTGACGAGATCGTTTTCCCATATCGTACCGAAAATGAGTTGAGGCTTGCCATCGACTTTGATATAACTGAATCCATAGTCTTTCTTGATGATGCCAAAGGTCTCCATAAACCCGAAAAAATTGACAGATTGCAAGACATCCATTCCGTATATAATCTCCGGGTTCCACGTCCCCTTCATCAAATGCTGGTGTGTCGATTGAATCGCGTTCCCAAAACTATCCGAGATGAAAAAAAAACACCGCAAAAACGTCATTATATTGTCTTTTTCAATACGAATCTGCTCATCCGAAAAGGGCACGTAATCTGCGTCTTCGGCAGGTCGGGCGTTTTTCGGTTTTTCATTCTCTTCGTCTTCGTCTTCTTCGACGGGCGTTTCTTCTTTCATCGGCTTTACCGAAGTATCGACCCAGCCAGACCCCTCTTGTAACATGATTCGTTTAAACTCATTGATGTTAAAGAAAAACTCGATACGTTCTTTCATGGATCGAAACATCAAATTGAATCCGGGGAACAAGGCGTCTCTCGTGAAAAAGGGGAGTTTCGACGTGGTCACGGGAGGATTCGATTCTAGATCCGGGCTATAAATCATATCTAAATTGAATGGTACTTGCTCTTTTGATTTCCCATTGATATTCAGCATGACTTGCAATTGAGAGATTTGAAATGGACGATCCGACTCGTCTCTCACCTCTTCTTTCGACATATTACATTATAGGCATATATTTGGTCGCGGCATTCCCTCCGGGGAAATATAAAATTGAAGGAATATAAAGCGAATCATCTATTAAGAATATACAGCATATAAAGAACCCGATTATTCCACCAATATGGAAGCCCTAAATGAAGAATGGAAAGCGTTTTTAAGCGACCAAAAAATAGTGTCGCCCGAGATTGTCTCTAAAGACCCCGTAGAGCTGCCCGATTTCGCCGACATTACGTGCGAGGATTTGTACATATCTACCAAGACCAAGGTCTTGTATTTGAATCAGTCGATTGCCACCCACGATGTGTTTTGGAAGATTCCCGTGATGGATTACTGGCAACCGACGGAAGGCGTCATCAAGAAGCAAATGAAGATTGTCTCGAATACGCCGGAAGAGTATGCCGAAATACAAGACAAGATTTCCCGAGTGAACCATTATTACACGGAACATGTCATTAAAAACATTAACAACCCGACGGCGCGCAAAATCAAATTCAAGGACGACCGCAAAATCACGATTGGTCTCTCGAAAAAAGACATTATGAACTGCCGTGGAAAGATCAAGAAGGCGTTCATGAATTGTTTCGCGCTTATTATCCGGTTTCGGTTAGACGGCCTTTTTCGAGAGATTCATGTAAAGGTATTCAACACGGGGAAATTGGAGATTCCGGGTGTCTTGAACACGGCCATCCTCGATATTGTTCGTACAAAAATACTGGAGGCATTGCAGCCCTTTGTCGAAATCCCCCTCGGGTTCATTGAAAACGCCAACACGGAGAATGTGCTCATCAATTCGAACTTCAAGTGCGGGTTTTACATCCATCGCGAGAGATTGTGTCAGATTTTAGGGAAGAAGTATGGAATCGAGTTCTCTTACGACGCGTGCAATTATCCCGGCATCAAGTGTAAATACTACTACAACAACGAATTGAGCGAGTATGACGAAAGGCAAAACGGGACGATTTGTCCCGCCGATCGCGCGCTCAAGTTGAGCGAGTTGGAACTGAACCGAAAATACACGGAAATGTCGTTCATGATTTTCCGCACAGGTAGTTGTATGATTGTCGGCAATTGTTCCGACGATATTTTGATCCACATTTTCAATTTCATCAAACGTGTCTTGCAAGCGGAATACACGAATGTCGCGGTCATCAATGAAGCGCCGGTGAACAAGTCGAAGAAGCCCAAGTTACGCAAGAAGACGGTGAATGTATCGAGCGACTATTACAGCGTTATTTCTGGCGGAGGAGGAGGTAAGTAACAAATAAAACGATCCAAAAACCATGTAAAGTGAGAGATGTTTTTTTTGGTATGATGCACGAAGAGCTCCAGTATATTCAACTGATCCGGGATATTTTAGAGAGAGGCACGGTCGATGAAAACAACAAGACCAAATATGTGTTTGGCGTCCCGATGAGGTTTTCTTTGAAGGACGGTCAGATCCCACTCTTGACCACGAAAAAACTGGCGTGGAAAACATGTTTTCGAGAGCTCCAATTTTTTATTCGGGGTCAAACAGACAGCCGTATTTTGGAAAGAGAGGGGTCCTATATTTGGTCTCTCAATTCCTCGAGAGAATATTTGGATGCAAGGGGACTCACGGACTATCCGGAGGGTACATTGGGCCCAGTCTATGGGTATCAATGGCGTAGCTTTGGAAAAGAATACCATTCGGCTGGAAAAGAATTCCATTCGGCTGGTAAAGAATACCATTCTTCGACAGGGAACCAGGAAGGGATCGACCAACTGGATCAAATCATCCGAGCCCTGAAAGACCCCAACCAGCGGAATTCAAGACGCCTCATCATGAGTGCATGGAACCCCATGCAACTGGAACAAATGGTCTTGCCCCCTTGCCATGTGATGTCACAATTCCATGTACGCGAAGGCAAATATTTGTCGTGTGCCATGTATCAGAGAAGTGGCGATGTGGGACTGGGCGTTCCTTTCAATATTGCTTCCTACAGTTTTTTGACACATATTTTAGCAAAACATTGCGACTTGGAAGCAGAGGAGTTTGTCTATTTCCTAGGAAACGCGCATTTGTACACAGACCATATTTCCGCCATCTCTCAACAAATGGTGAGAGACCCTTTCCCGTTTCCCAAGATTCAACTACGAAACAAGCACGAACGCATCGAAGAATACGAACTCGACGATATTGTCTTTGACACCCCCTATGTATGCCACGGTCCCATTCGTATGAACATGATTGCGTAAGTTTAGCGAATAAATAAATAGATCGGGATACTATTACGATATGAGTCAAGCTCTCGCCTCTGCTAGAAAACGCCGTGCACCGCCGGAACCCGTCATCCAGCAACGTCCGGGTCCCCAGACCCAACCCCAGGCTCCCCCCCAAGGTTTCACCTTGCCCCAAGTCATTGCCCTCGTCGACAAGAGACTCATTGTTTTGGAACAGGGATTCAAGGAAATCAAATCGGCGCCCACCGCGCCGTCCGATATTCCCGCCAACTTGAAGGAGGTCTTGGACGAATACGGCAGCCGGTTCGATATCATTGCCGACGAACTTGCGTCCCTCAAAAACATGATGCTTTCCCTCCAGGCGTTCACCATGGACGTCAACAAGTCTCTCGTGAATGACCGTATTCGCATCTTGTCGGATGTTCCCTCCGTGGCCGAGGAGGCTTCGGCAAATCCATAAACCCCTCCATTTGTATTCTTTTGCCAAAGAAACATAAAAGTGTATATATAGTCTATTCAAGCCGGAAGATGAATCAATGCGAATTGGATCCAGGGGATTCGACGATTCAGTCTGTCCTCGAAATACGCGACAAATATTACAAAGAAAACGGGAAAAACGTCTTTTTCAAGAACCGGCAAAAGGCCGAATGCGCACAAGAGATACAGCAATCCATTTTGCTCGAAGATTTGATGCGAAAAACGTTTTGGATCGTACCGAATACAAACCGGGTTTATTTCGACTACACCGTTTTTAAGTTGTATGCCATTCCGGAGAATTATGGCCGGATCGTGGACGAGATATTGAAATTGTATTCGAAAAGCATCGACGCCTATGGAACGTTCGAGGTGCACATGAACATAGACACCTTCACGGTTTCCGCTGCGCAAAGGTACACAGACGTGATTCGCCTCTTTTGCCAGGAATCTATGGTGAGAGAAGAACGGTTTTCGATTCTCTTGGACCGGTTTTGTCTGTACAACATACCCAACATGATTGACCATATTACGACGGTCTTGATGCCGTTTTTGCCGCCCGAAGTACAGTCGAAATTGATGTTGTTTAAACGGAGCGCCGAGTCGACTCACATGTTACGCAGCATATTGGGCGAAAATTAGCGAAGATACAAATATTATTGAATGAATAATATTTGTAGAGAATAAACGAGAGATGCTATAGACAATTACGGACTTATAGAAATTGCATCCGACCGAATTTCAACTGTGTGTTTGGGTGTAGATGCCCGCTAGGGGCATCTTGTCCGACCGCAGTTCAAAATCCGCCGCGCAAGCTGGCGGATTTATATAGGAATTGCATCCGACCGAATTTCAACTGTGTGTTTGGGTGTAGATGCCCCGCTAGGGGCATCTTGTCCGACCGCAAGCGGAATTGCATCCATGTTCCTAGCTAAAAGAACATAAACCGATATGTTTATATTTTTCTAAACATGGAATTATCTCTCGCT